GACGAGGGGACTATATCAGAAAGCGAGAATGGGCGGTAACCCGCCTTTTCGAGCATCTGGGTGAACATCGAAAGGTCACCTATCAGCTCATCCGGATACATGGGGCGACAACTGAAATTGTCTCCGCATCGATAGAACAGCACGCGGTCCTGCGGACCATATTCATATGACGCCATGACCTGTCCGTCGTCACGGCGCACCAAATCGTACCACCCCTTGCGAAGCGCCTCGCTATCACTCACACAACCCCCTCTCTGGTATCAACAAAATCTATCCAATCGGCAGGAGCATCGCCCCTCTATGAAGCCAAAATAGCAAATGGCTTAAATTTCCAAATAGGTTAGCCGCAGGAAAAATGAAACTTTTTTGAATCAGTGTTTAAACAATACATCAAATAACTGTATGGATAAACAGTATTTAGTGATTTTGATAAAGTAAGAACCTGAAAGGCATCTTTAGGCAAGTTCATTTATCTAATTGATTTGAATAATTATTTTCGCTACTTTTGCGCAAAAAGTGATCGTTAATTTTAACAGGTTAGGCGTGCTGCATTGGGGTTTGTAAATATATGATTCGGAAACTTTAGGCGCTCTGTCAGGTGGTAGTCGCCTACAGCAACCGATATTTCGCTGCCGATGCCGCGGGTGTCAGGTTGGTAATTTGTTACCAGGCAGTGTCTATTTCATAATCGTTTTCATAGATCAATTTCACTATATCGATCGGTTATATCGATCATGCTTCAGAAGGGGTTCCTTAGGAGGGCATACTGCGAATGCCGGGTGCCCTCTTATAGTAAAAAAGTGTGATTTTTATACAACCACACACCTGCTATGGTGAATTCCCCATTCAACTTGCAGGAGGGGCCTATCCCCAATCTCACATTTAAGTGTCCGGTTTGTGGCTGCAAGAGGTTCAGATTTACCACTTTTTGCCCCACCGAAAACCGCCCTCATGGTGCAGTCTGTACCGTATGTGGTTCAAGGCTCACCCCTAATGCATGCATTCCCACGCCACGAAAAAGACGATGGCCCAAGCGGGTGATTTAAAATGAGGCCTCACGTGAGGCCTCATTCGTTATGCTGCAATTTCTTTAGGCTGACACATATCAGGTAAATTCGCCCTCACCAGCGCTTCAGCGAACGGCGGTGGGACGGCATTGCCGCAGCGGGCCACCTGCTTATCCTTCGCGTAGCGGATCCCCCTGAAGTCCTGGTCGATGATGTACCACTCAGGGAAGCCCTGGGCGCGGTACAACTCTGCTGGCTGAAGCATGCGCATGCTGATATCGACGATGCGATACACCACACCTTCGACCGTCACCAGCCCGTCGGACTCTTCGCCGCAATACTCTCGCAGGAACGCAAGCGCCTGCGCCGCGCGCTGCTCGTTATACCCATCGGTTGCCAGACTGGTTTCAACATTGCCCACATGCAGACCACCAGCGGTGAGCCCCGGCGCTGGTGCATCAACCACCCGACCATCTCTGCAGGTGCCGCGCAGCATCACCAGGTGGGAAGTGACCATCGCGCTATCGGCTTTGGTCGTCAGAGTCTGTATTGGTTCATCAGCATCGCGCGGCCTACTCTGCCCAGCCCGACCTCCAACACCAACGATTTGCGCCGTCACCAACGCATGGTGATCCGTAGTGGTGACCGTGTGGGCCGGTTCATCCAGCCCCACGCCAGCACCCTGGTAGTTCCCGCCGAAGTGTTTAACCAGATTCGCCGCTACCAGCCCGAACTTGCCGCCACCGGCGACAACCGTACCCAGCGGCTTGTGCAGGCCCGGCACTCGCGGCTCCTGCCCCGGGCGTTCGCCGTACCCCATCTGAATCAGGGTTGTCGATACCAGCTGCGATTTACCGCCTCCACCAGCGGTGATCGTCGCGCTCGGTTCGTCAGCCCGGTGCCCGACGCTGGCACCGAACTGCCGGGAGATCAGCGGGGCCAATACGGGCGCAATGACATTGGTCCGGTTCTGCGTAAGCAGGGTGAAGAACGGTTTGTTAACGGGGCGTGGCCTCATCTGGAATTCAGAGCAACCCGTCCCGGCAAACAGCGGGGCAATCACTGGTGAAGCAATCGCATAGCCATGCGTTTTGGTGATGGTCTGCAGCGGTTCCCCCAGCGCCTGCCCCCGGAAGCAGTCATATTTCCCCTTCGTCGTAGTGTGGTTGCACTTAACGATAAACGGCGATGCGCTATCAATCACGAAGCGCTGGATGCCGCGCGCTATACGCTTAAGAGTGTTCTCCGCCAGCGGCTTTTTGCGGTCGAAGATGGACTTCGCCGGGAGGGACCAGTCGATACATTCCGCCGCCGTGCGCCACGGTGCCAGCTTGCCGCCCTGCACTGCTGGCGTTTTCGGATCTCCGTGAGTTGGCTCCGGCCAGGTCACCGGCACGCCGTCGCAACGCATTACCATGAAGAACCGCTTCCGGATGGTCGGTGCACCAAAGTCGCAGGCGCGCAGTTCTCGGTGGTCAACGGCATAACCCAGCCCGGCAACGAGCTGCTGCGCATGCTCGCCATCGGCGGCAATGCCCAGGAACTCGCAGCATTCCACCAACGCCGGATGCCCGGCAGGAATACCGCCGGACAGCATGCCGCAGAATGCCTCGAAGGTTTCTCCGGCGCGGGCCGGGTCCGGGCGCTGCCCGCCATCATCGGCTACGATGAGCGGCCCCCACGTTTTGAACTCCTCCACGTTCTCCAGCATCATCACGCGCGGTCGAACCGCCAGCGCCCAACGAATGACGATCCACGCCAGCCCGCGAATCTCTTTTTCCACCGGCTTTGAGCCTTTGGCCTTCGAGAAGTGACGGCAGTCCGGTGAGAACCACGCCAGCCCCACCGGGCGGCCAGCAGTCGCCACCAGAGGATTTACATCAAAAACGGATTCGCAGTAGTGCAGCGTATCCGGGTGGTTGGTGGTATGCATCGCCACGGCGTTCTCGTCGTGGTTGATTGCAATATCCACGCTGCGGCCGATCGCCAGCTCGATACCCGTACTGGCCCCGCCGCCGCCGGCAAAGTTATCAACGATAATTTCTCTCACGCGTATTCTCCCATTGCGCAGGCCAGCGACCGGGCCGCGGTAACGATGGCCGGTACCGGCATTTTCTCCAGCCACATTCTGTTGATGTGATGCTTAAGTCGGCGCTGTTGATGCGCCGGGAGATCCCCGGCGGTTTCAACTTGGCTGTAAACCATGCCCACTTCGGCAGGCCAGACAGTTTCTGCCACGTCCACCAGCAGCAGGCTTTCCAGTTCGACGATCCGTTTTGTGGCGTAATGCAGTTGCGGGTCAGATTTTTGCTGCTGCTCACCGTCTTTGACGAAAGAAATCCAGTGGGTTTTGTCACTCTTCCCGGTCCGCTGGCCGATGATTGGCTTTACGTCTGTCAGCGCCAGAATCTGGCTGACCGGTATCTGTGTCTCGTTCCATTTGAAAATGAGAACGCCGTGTGGCCGCAAAACCCGGAACGCCTCGGCAAACCCGGCACGCAGGTCGCCGCGCCATGTGTCTTTGTTCAACCTCCCGTATTTCTTTCCCATCCAGGCATCGTCGCCAACGCGCTCAAGATGCGGTGGGTCGAACACCACCACAGGAAAGGAGTTGTCAGTGAACGGCAGTGCGCGAAAGTCGGCGATCACATCCGGGCGAATAACCAGGTGGCACCCGTCACAGAGGGTATGTTCCTCAGCGCGTATGTCGCTGAACACTGCACGCTCATCCTGCTTATTGAACCAGAACATGCGAGAGCCGCAGCACATATCGAGTACAGCCTGATCAGTCATTCCAGGCCTCCAGCTCGTTCTGAATCTCTTCGTCGATCTCGTCGTTGCTGGCCTCTTCATTGAGGTAACTCAGCGCTTCTTTTCGGTACTGCTGACGACGTTCGTCATACCAGGCAGAGAACTCTGGCGACCAGCCACGATTACTCCCTTGAAAATCCACTCGGGCATTGTCTTCGGCCATTTGCTCAACCATGCAGTCCGCAGTTATCAGGGCGCACTCACGGATGTATCCGCGCAGGTGGTGCTTACGCCAACAAAGACTGAATTTAGAATCGCAACGGCCCTTGAACTCAACTTCCCAGCGGCGGATGCAGCGTGCTTTAAGTGATTTACTCATTGGGTTGTTCCTCGGTACGTGTAACGTTCCATATCAAAGTCGATAATTGCGCGCTGGTCGCGGAAAACACCGCTGCGCCCGTGCCGGATTAACTTGCCCTGATGAACAGCAACCCGGATGTATTTCTCGGCGGTGGTGCGGTGCAGGCCAAACATGGCGGCGATGTCTTTGGTCGTCGCGTGCCCGTACTTTTTCACCAGTTCGATAATCCAGGCGATGAGCAGGGTGCGCTCCTTACATGTTTTTGGTCTTGGCACGGTCACGCCCTCCGTGCATTGCGCAGGCATTCATCCCGGCGCTGGGCGATGCGAGCGACTTCTAACGAGCTGCAGACGATCGCCAGCATGTCGGAATACACCGTTGCCGCGCGCCGCCAGAGCCCTTTGCTCTCCAAAGCCTTCGCCGTCTTTTCAGCAGCGAGGATTTTTGCCGGGTCGCTCTTTTGCAGCATGCACGGCAGTACCACATCAGGGATGGATGCGCCCGGCTCCGCGGTGTAGCAATACTGCGTTCCGTTGTGGATGCGGTTTATCACGCCCTCAACCGACAGGTTTCGGAGGTGCTTGCCGGCGGTGGTGCTGGCCATGTCCAGCGCTTCAGCGACCTCGCGTATGTCGCAGTTCGGGCGGTAGCGGACATAAATCGCCACCTGGTCTTTTTGGGTTAGTAATTTGGTCATTGGTCAAAACTCGATTGGTTATTTCACAAGCCGCAAATGGCTTACGTTTTTGCGGTAACTGCCCCAGGCAAAATTCACCCAGACCCCGTTATCCATGGTCAGGCGGTCCATTACCCGCTCGCCCAATGTCTTAGATAGCTCGTCAAAATTCAGGTTCGTCAGCACCCCCACTGGTTTCAATGCCGCCAGGCGGCGATCGATAATTTGATTCAGTAACACCCACTCATTTCGTGTATCGCGCTGCACCCCGACCTCATCCAGCACCAGCAGATCCACCTTGCAAAGGTCATCCAGCAGCGCAGACTCGGACTGACCTTCGTCATAGCATTTGCGGGCACGCAACATCAGGTCAGGAACGGTCACCACCAGAACGGAGTGATCACGCTGCAGCAGAAAGTTGCCGATGGCCGCCGCCAGGTGATTTTTCCCGGTACCGCAGCCGCCACTGAACACGAAGCTGGCGAAACCGCTGCCGAAGTTCTGCGCGTAACTCTTTGCCAGCGTCAGCGCATTCTTTTGCCCATCGTTGCTGACCTGGTAATTCGCGAAAGTGCAATTGCGGTGCAGATCACAAATACCGGACCGGCCAAAAATCTTCTCGGAACGGGCGCGCTGATTTTGTTTTTCCAGCTCAACAGCCCGCTTACGGCCCTCCTCCTGCTGCCAGGCCATCAACTCCGCGGCGCTGGTGAATTTTGGTTGAATGCCACCAGGGATCATTCGCTGCAGGCGGCTCAGAATGTCGTTCGTCGTTTTCATCGTTACCCCTTGAATCCTGGCGGGATCGCAGTGTCAGGTGTCGATACGCTCAAGGCAGGCTGGCGCCGGGGGGCCTTCCCCTGCTTTGCTGCATTGGCTCTTGAGGTTCGCAGGCTGGAGGAAAAGGTCTGTTCCCACTGAACGTGGTGTTTAACTTTTCCTTCGCATACCCAGTAATCGCGGAACTGCTGTAGTTCAACGAGGGTGTAGCCCGGTGCCTCTCCGAGGTTGATGCCCCATTGCGCAGCCTGGAATACGAAATCACTTCCAGGAACCCAATCGCTGGTCATGGGGAATTTTCCAAACGGTGGGAAAAATTCGTTTTGCGCGCCTTCCACTCTCTCTGGGTTTTCTTTTAGATCTGTATCTGTATTTGTAGGAGGCGTAGGAGCGCTACAGTAGTTATCTACGTAACTACGCGTAGCATCTACAGTCGTTATTTCCCCTGCTACAACAGCCAAAATGACCGATTTAATACACTCACTTTCAGTAAACCACTCACCCTCAACCCGGTACTGGTCAAAGGTGGCGTGGATTGAGCTTTCCGACTTTTCTACGGTCTTTATCGTAGCTACTACGGACAAATCACTACCGTAGTTCCTACGAAGTTCGGAAAGACGAGCCCATGGATTTTTTGAATAACCAATTTTTATCAAACCCGATGCGGGGTTTTTGATGAAATAGACGTACCCGTTAAAACCCTTAAGTGAATCTCCACCGGGCAATTTTTTCCCGCGAGGGGATGTGAGCACTGTTTCGATATCGCGCTCAATTCGCAGGTGGATCCAGCTTTCGCCATCATCCTCAAAGAACTCTGTAAGAACGGTGTGCAGCTCAGCCCAGCGCGAATCAGACACGCGAGCGATCTTCGCCAGCCTGTTTTTAGGGATGGGCCTTCCTGTCTGCCAGTAATTGAATATCAGCAGCAGGTAAGCACCGTGCTCTTCTGTTGACAGATGCATGGTGTCCGCCAGGTAATCAGCAATGTAAAGTTGCATGTAGGGCAGCGCTGCCATGTTTACTCCTGATGCCCGTGGAGCCGGGCAGTATGGTCATTGGTCAAAACTCGATTACGTAAAAAGTGGTGCAAGCGCCTGGAGATGCGCAATTACCGCTCCTGCAAGCTCCCCAGGTAACAGAGCTGCGTTCGCAAGTAGACTCTCGAATCCCTCCTTCGCTTGCTTTTTTGCTGATAGGCCCAGCAACTTTGCCTGATGGTGCTCGCTGCTTTCTTTCATTGCCTCGGCCACCAGCTCAGCATCGGTTTTGCCCTGGCGAAGTCCATGCTTTCTGGCGATCTCAATCGGCATGGACACGCCGATCGCGTTAGCGAGTTGCATAACGTAGGCCGTGTACTTGCCTGAGTTATTCTCGTTTTTCAGATACCGATACAGGTTTTGCTTATTCACCGTGAGCCCCCGGCCGCCTTCCTTAGCCCACTGTTCGGCCACCAGCTGCACAATGCGATCTTGCGACTGACCGGGCAGAGTTGCCTCCCACTCGCGAACGGCCGCAAAGATTGCGCGATGTGTGATTGCATCGCGACGGTGAGACTTAAACTGATTTCGGGTTTTCAGCGAAACGGAGTTCTGATGGTTAAGATGTTCAAACGTTACTGTTTGCATGAGTCATCACCCTGTTCATCGTTTTTTGGCGGGAAAACACTATCCAGAGTGCACTCGGCGCCAAGTTGATTAAATTTCTCAACGATGAGCCTGCAATCGTCGAGGGTCGGTTTTCTCGTACCATTTTCATAATTCGAAATCCGCGACTGCCGCCAGCCAAACAGTGAAGCCAGTTGTTCTTGGGTAAGTCCGAGAGATTGTCTCTCCTTCGCGATGTTGTTCATTGCCACCTCGTGATAGATGCGATGAAGAGATTAAACACGATACGTGTTTGCATGTCAACACGGCTTGTTTTTTGAGTGATAACACGCAACGTGGTAAAACGTCCTTATGAATACGAATGATCAGATTGCCGCCCGGCTTAAACGGGCCAGAGAACAAAAAGGAATCTCACAAAAGGCACTTGCAGAATTGTGCGGGTGGGCTCAGTCGCGTGTTGGTAATTACGAATCGGGCAGCAGGACTATTGGTATTGACGACGCTATCAGCCTAGCTGGGGCGCTAAAAATTCCACCTACCGACCTGATTTTTGGTCCTGAGGCAGCAGAAACATGGATTACTCCGCGCCATCGCCGCTTGATAGATTTATTTGACCAACTGCCTGAATCTGAGCAGGACCGGATGATTGATCTGTTTCAGGTTCGCCTAAAGGAGATCGATGAATACGTTGAGAAGTATCTCCGTGGTCGCTACAAACCCACCGATAATTAATTTTTCTTCCCCATCTGCTCATCTTAGCCAGCCATAGCGCTGGTTTTTTTATACTCCCTCAGCGCTAAGTTGTATTTTATCACCTATAACTAACACAACACGTGTTGACAATATAACACAATATAGGATTTACTATACCCACACCAAGCAGCAAGTAAGTCATCCAGGCAGGACGCCCACGAAGTAGCTGCCGGCGGCATACGAAACACCGGATGAGATGACCAACAATAATGCGCAGCAGGCTTTACCGTTCCGTCGGCCAGACGCAAAAGGCAATAAGGAGATCACAATGAAAGACTACGCACGTAACCCCGTAAGACAGCAGGCCGTCCGCCTCAACTGGATCGCCGCCCGAGCCCGCCAGCTTTGTTACTTTCTGGCTCAGAAAGGCAACCCAGAGCTCAAAGCATGAGCTCGTTCTTCACCTTAATCGTTACCGTCTGCGCCCTCACCGGGGAATGCTCAGACATCATGCTCGGGGTTTATAAAACCGAAGCGGTTTGTAAGGCAGCTGCCGCTGAGCAGCAAGTTAAAGGAGAGTGTTTCCCGTACAAAACGGCTGACGACCAACAGCCCGCTGCACTGCATTTTTAATCGAGTTGTGACCAATGGCTGTTGCCAGCCTGATGTCGGGTGCACACGGCATCGTGATGGTAATAACGCCATCGTAACCAAACAGGAGTCGATGACCTGTTCTGGTTAAATTGGAAAAGTTCTCTTTGCCCGCCGCCCGT